GGGTTTGGGTTTAAAAATGGAGAAAAGAACATTTTTTCATTTACAAAATACATGGATTTACGAATTATCGGAAATGAAAATGATTACAATGGTTTATGGATTGGTAACATTCTTTACGTACACTCACTTCAAAATCTTTATTTCTCACTAACTGGAGATGAATTAACCTTAAATAAATAACCATGAACCAAATAGAGAAACTTAATGCGGTACTAAAAGTATGGGAGCAAAAAGCTACCGATGTTTTGAAAGAAAGTGATATTGCCCGTAAACATAATTACGAACTCGAAGCAATATCGCTATACACACAATTTCAACTTATTCAAAAAATCTGTATGGATATAAAATTAAAAGTTATTGACGAATTAATTGATATTTAAAACCATGAAAAAACTATTCATTTTCATTTTAGCCATTGCAACACTATCAAGCTGCGTAACAACTCGTTATTTTGATAAACATAAAAACGAGATATGCGACCTTTGTCCCGATAGCGTTATCATAAAGCAAAATATCATTCACACAGAAAGCATCGACACAATATATCGAGTTTCTTCTATCGACAGCATGATTATTGCAGCCGGTATCTTATCTGGATTGCCTGCAAATATTACAACCGACACGATAAGAATAGTCGATAAGGTTTTCGATGCTTCGATTTGGATTGAAAACTCCAGACTAAAAGCAAATATTAAACACCTGAACGATACTATCGACAAAATTGTCATCAAGAACAACACTACCATAAATAACGACGAAAAGAAAACGCAGACCATAACAAAAACTGTCATAAAGAAAGCAGGTCGATTTTATGTTTGGTTCTTCTGGATAGTGGTAATTTTGTTAGTTTTATGGATAATTTTGAAACTTTGGCTGTCAAAATACGTAAAAGCACTCGAAACATTATTTAATAATAGATAACCTAAAACAAAACCAAATGAAACAACTATTATTTTTCGCAATCGCTGTAATGATGTTTATAGCATGCACAAAAGAAGAAACCATTATCGGAACATGGGAAGCGTACTATTATTGCAACGATGGTAATGAAACGCAGCCGAGTTTTACGCTTAATTTTAATGAAACTGATTGCACACTTCAAAGCACTATTGACAATCAAAACGGGACTGGCTCCTATGCTTTCTATAATGGCGTTTTAACCATTAATTGGATACCAGAGCATCCAAGCGTGTTTAATTGCACTATCCAAGACGATAAAATGACGTTAAGCAGTGAGCATGAAACGATTAAATTAAGGCGGATATGACGCTCGACGAATTAAAAACGGAAGTTATTGACTTTCTGCGTATTCGGGATGGTTGGACTGATATTATTATGCTCACAAAATTAACATCCGATTATAATGCTCTTACAAAAATTATTAGAGAATTAGAAAAAGAAAAGAAAATTATTGTTATATTGCAGAATAAACGGAATAAGTTGATTAAAATTTGTTAATTATGCCCGCACCTATTGGGAATAAATTCTGGGAACTTCGCCTAAAACATGGCAGAGATAGGATTATTAAAAGTCCTGAAGAGTTATGGCAAAATGCTTGTGAGTATTTTAGTTGGTGTTTAGATAACCCAATTATAGAAGTTGATTTCAGAGGCAAAGATATTGAACAAATAGAATTGCCTCATCCAAGAGTATTTCAAAAAGATGCTTTTGCCGTAGCCTGTGGTCTTTCAAAATGGGAGTCAATAAATGATTTGAAGTCTGTTAATGAAGATTTTTTGGAAGTCATTACACGTATAGAGAAAATAATATACACTCAAAAGTATGAACACGCTGCTATTGGTATGTTTAATGCGTCAATCATAGCACGTGATTTGGGTTTAAAAGAAAACATTGATACTACAACCAACGGCAAAGACATTACCGCTCCGGTCATCGTTTTTAAGGACTTTTCAGACGATGCGAATTGAGATAAGTCTGAAATTTAAGCCGTTATTTAAGCTGCTTAGTAAAGACTTTCAGCCTGATATTGATACTGTTATCATGACAGGTGGTAGGGCTTCCGGTAAATCTTTTACGGTGGCTCTTTTTTCTTTGATTGCTTTAGTTGTTCACGCTTGGAATGTTCTCTACACTCGCTATACAAATATGAGCATAGTTGATTCGGTTAAACCTGAGGTTACTGACAAAATAGAAATGCTTGGTTATGGTTCATTTGTAACAGATACACAGCGACAAATTGAAAGCAAAGGCAACAGAATAGCGTTTAAAGGAATCCATACAGGCTCAAAGATACAGACCGCAAACCTTAAATCATTGTCAGGCTTTAATTGTTTTGTTGTCGATGAAGCAGAAGAGGTTCCTGATTATGAAACTTTTAAAAAGGTTTTTTATTCTATTCGAGATACAGATAAGCGTAATTTGACCATTTTAATTCTTAATCCTACAACAAAACAACACTGGATTTATAATGAGTTTTTCGAGAAAAGGGGAATCGAAGCAGGCAGCAATACAATTAAGGGCAATGTGATGTACATTCATACCTCATATCTTGACGTTAACCCTAAATTTGTAGCTAAAAACATTGTCAAAGATTACGAAAGATTACTTATTGAATCGCCTGAAAAGTATGATAACATTGTTCTTGGCGGTTGGGTTGCTCAAGTAGAGGGATTACTACTTCCTATTTCAACTTTGCAATTTACAGACTTTTCAGCTTTACAAAACATACATTCAAATTGGACTATTTCTGTAGTGGATCCCGCAGACCATGGAGGAGACAATTTCGCAGGTATCTTTTTAAAAGTCGTTATATTTGAGAAAAGATTATCAGCATACATTACAGATGTCATTTACTCGGGCGGTGGAGTTGAGGCGAATAGTAGCAGAACGGCTGAGCGATTGAAAATTAACCATATCGAACAGGCTTTTGTCGAGGTTAACGGGTTGGGTGTGGCTGCGGCAATCAATATTAATAAGGAATTGGGAATAAACACAAAGCTTTCTCCAATCAAATCACACGAAAATAAAGACGTTAGAATACAATCTCATTACGAATTTGTACAGCGTCATTTTGTTTTTAAGTCAAATTATGCTGAAAACCCAGAGTATAAGCGATTTGTTTCAGACCTTTCAAGTTATGTTGAGGGCGGAGAAAACAACCATAAAAAAGACGCTATAGACGTGTGCTGTATGGCTGCACAAATTATTAAGGTCAAGTTTGCAAAGTTTTTATACGGGTAAAAAATACTTGTTAATAAAATTGTTTATAAAACTATGACTTTTGTCATGTTTTTTAGTTTTCTTTGTAATGAATGAAAATAAAAATCATTCTTTACGCTTATGGCTTTTGAATTTTCGGTCAAAATAGGCTCCAAAACCAATAAGGCAAATACGCCAACGATACTCAATCCAAGCAATAACAACACTCTAAGCACGTTTGAAGCTAATCGAATTTTAGCTGGTTTGACCTCATATGGTTCAGCTTATAAAATTGATTGCAAAACTTCAACAGGACAGCAAAAAGCTTATGACGAGTGTTCAGCCGTTCAGTCAGTCATTGATAAGCGTTCACAGTTTTGCTCAAATGGCAAGTTAATTGTTGACGGTAAGCCTATTACAGAACAGAAATTAACAGACCCTACAATTAAGCTCTTGACCGCACCTAATCCGATGCAAACGATAGGAGAATTCATTAACGAGGTTAATGTATATCGTGATGCTTTCGGGTACTGTCCTATTTTCAAAGTCATTCCTGCAGGTTCAAAAACACCTGTGTTGTTGTACGCTATTAATCCTGTTAATTTCAAGTACACTACAACAAGAAAACTGTTCTTTCAAACTACATTGCAGGGTATTATTGACAGCATTGACTTCACAAACCAACAAGGCGAAAGCATACATTTACAAGGTGAGCAGGTTAATCAGGTTTACATTTTGAAAGGTCGAAACCCGTCTAAACTATATTCATTTACAGGACAGTCAGGGCTTTATAGTTTGTCAGATGCTGTTAGTAACTTTAATACAGGGCTGAATGTATATGGGCAACTTGTTAGGCAGTCAATAGCCGGTATTATTGCAAATCGTTCAAACAATCAAGACGGTATCACTAATGCTATTTCGTCAGGGGATGAAATT